GAATTGATTAAATGTACCTGTAAAACTGGGTGTAAATTGTGTAACTATAAAATGTATGTTAAATTAGTTAAATTGGAAACTATAATAAGAGTTGGTAAATAATACCTTCCTAACCTACCTTCCTAACCTACCTTCGTAAGGTCAAACCAATATACCTTCCTAACCTATTTGGTTTGACCTTACTAACAATTATAATAAGAATAAGAATAAGAAATATAATTATAACTCCCCGCCGCCAGATTATCAATCAGTTAAGTCAATATCCCTATTTCCCCAAAACCTTTTTTTAGAATAGCATCACACAAGTGTGATGCGGTCCCCTAACCCAAAAACAAAAAAAAGTTCTTGAATAAACACAGGATAAGACAAGAACAAAGTTCTTCGTGAATATATTGTAGTTAGAGATTTTTGTTTGTGCAGGTAGGTTATCTAAAATTAAATGACCTGATAACCATTTAGTTAGAAAATAAACCAAAAATAAATCAATAAACCATCAAAGGGGCAACAACATTATTACTATATAATAATAAAAAATAGAAAAATATGAAAAACAACAAAAAGGTATCCAGTTACAATTTAGATAAAAATGTTGTAAAGGAGTTTGGTTTAATAACTAAATTAAATTATGAAACACAATCCAATATATTAGAAGGTTTAATGAGAGAATATATTCTAAAGAACAAACAAAATCTAAATGATGTTATGTTAGATTATTGGAACAAAAATATAAACGATTAATTATGGAAAAAATTGAAATAGGTACGTTCTATTACCAATTAGATTGTGGGTGGATTGGAGACCCTAAAATACAAATGGTGATTGATGATATAGGAACTATTGGAATTGGTGTATATGTTGCCATTTTATCTTGGTTATATTTAGAAAGAGGTGTATTAAACAGAAAACATTATAAAGGTATAGCAAGGCAAATTGATTGTGATGTTACATTAGTTAAAAAAGTAGTTGAAGATTATGAACTATTTTATTTTGAGGAAGATTATTTTTCAAGTAAAAGAGCAAGAGAAGATATGGAAAGAAGAAAGAAAATGAGTAATGGTGGTAAGAACTCACCAAAAAAATAAAATAAATTATGAAAGTTAGATGTAAAAAAAGTTATTATATGGAATTAACAAGAGAGGATTATGATGAAATGGATAGAGATGAATATAACCATTTTATTAATATACCAATAATTTTAATGGGTGAAGAATACGAATGTTATGATAGAGGTGATAATTATGAAATTAGGTTATTTAATAGTGATGGATCTTGGTATAAGACTTTAACAAAATATATATTCCATCAACATTTTATAGACGAAAAACAAGAGATAAGAAAGAAAAAAATAGAAAAAATAGAAAATAATTTAAAATAATTACATTTTTATTGATTTACAGGCACAAAAAATTACTATATAGTATATATGAAACAATCATTGAAGGATAGATTAGAGTTATTTAAGGAAAAAGGTTATCATCTTAAAGGTGATGATATAATTACACCAAAAGGTAGAGTGATAAACAATACAGTAGTTGTATATTCGGAGCATGGTAAAAAGGTTGCTGGTGTAACATTTTCTATATTAAAAGAGTATCTATTGACTGGTGAAATAGTTAAAACAAAAACAGGACCTAAAACAACTATAACAAAAGATAAGTTAAATGCAAGAAATAAAAGAGTTAAAGAAAGAATAGAAAGAAAAACTGATGTAGTTGATACTAAACCTAAACCAGAAATAAAACCTAAACAAACATATTATATTGATGATACTGAAATGATATATCACATTATATTATCAAAAGGATTGGGTAAAATTACACCTAAACTACAAGATATGTTTATACTTATAAGCACAAACCTAACCTATAAATTTAGTTATAGATTTCCAGAAGATAGATTAGATTGTATAAACGAAGGTATATTACAATTATATACTAATCGGACTGGGTTTGATGAACATAAATATAAGAAAGCATTACCTTATATGACAGAAATATGTAAAAGAGGACAAGTAAGATGCTTTAATACATTAAGACCCAGAGACATACAAACTATTCCTATTGATGGAACATATTATTAATATAATATATTTGTTTATAATAAAAAAGAATTAAAAAATGAATACAAAACCAGTTAAAAGACAGGCAGGACGGCCACCCGGAACAAAGAATAAACCAAGTAAAATAAAGATTAAGAATAAGAAATTATTATTACAAACATTAGAAAAAGAGCATGGAATACTTGGTCCTGCGTTAAAGGTTGCTGGTATATCACGCTCTACATTTAACAATTATTATAATCAAGACCCTGAGTTTAGATTGGTTATTGATGAAATTAGGGAAGGTGCTATTGATTTTGTTGAGAGTGAATTAGTAAATCAAATTAAAGCCAAGAATACAACAGCCACTATATTTTATTTAAAATGTAAAGGTCGTGAGCACGGTTGGATAGACCAACAAGATATGAGAATTGAAGCATCAAGTGAAATAAAGATAAAATATATTGTACCAGAAGAAGAACCAAAAAAATTGAACCAGAATAATTTAGATATAACACAACCAATAGTTGTTAGTGTTAAAAATAATTAAAAATGATGAAAGTTATACAAGGTGATTGTTTTGATTTGATTAAAGATTTAGATGATAACTCTATTGATTTAGTTATAACATCACCACCATATAGTGATATAGTAAATTATGGTAAGAGTGTAAGTATAAAAAAACCTGATGATTATGTTGATTGGATCCTACCATTATTTAATGAAATATATAGAGTTCTTAAGCCAACAGGATCATTTATATTAAACATAAATGATAAGTGTAATAACAAGTTGAGAAACACATATATATATGATTTGATAAGTAGAAACAATAAAGAAACAAAGTTAAAATTATATGACACTTATATTTGGTATAAAGTATCAGGTATTCCAAATGGTGGTCCAAAAAGGTTTAGAAACAATACAGAGTTCTTGTTTCATTTTGTTAAAGATGTTAAAGATATAAAGTTCTATATGGATAGAGTTTTAGAAGCAGCAACAACAAAAGAAATAACAACTAAAAGACCTGATAATGTATTTAGATTTAAGACAGCAGGAGCATCAAGAGATAATACAATTAAACACCCAGCACCATATCATAAAGATTTACCATTATATTTCATAAACTTATTAACAGATGAAAATGATTTAGTTTTAGATCCATTTTCAGGTATAGCAACTACAGGTATTGCTTGCGCTGAATTGAATAGAGATTTTATAGGTTATGAACTAAATGAAAGTTATGTTAAGTTTAGTATAGATAGATTAGAAGGTAATGAAACAGATTTTTATGTTATAAACAAATATACATTAGACGATGTTTATGTGGCATCATATAATTCATATACTGAAGCATACAAGAATAATAAATCTTGTTATTCATCACACGATATAATGCGTTGTATGAATAGAGTAGGTTTTAATACTTGTGGTGGATTTATATGGAAAAAAGAATTAAAATGATTGGAAATAACTTTCTCACCAACTCCCCGCCAACATCTTGCTTGGAAATACCTCCAAGACAACACGACCAACCATATTCTTTATGGTGGGTCTGTTGGCTCGGGGAAATCTTTTATAGGTTGTATGTGGATATTCCTAATGAGCATACAATTTCCAGGTGTTAGATATTTGATTGATAGATCCAGATTAAACAACCTGAAAAAAACTACACTAAAAACATTTGTAGATATATGTAAATCTTTTAAATATACAGATTATAATATAAACCACGCATCAAATGTTATAACATTTACTAACGGTAGTGAAGTAGTATTGATGGACTTATATCCATACCCAAATGATATTGACTACGATAGGTTAGGTTCATTAGAAATTACAGGAGCATTTATAGATGAATTAAGTGAAATTAGTTATAAAGGTTTTAAAGTTTTAACCTCCAGAATAAGATATAAACTAAACGAATATAAACTAACACCTAAACTATTCTGTGCCAGTAACCCAGCACAGGGTTGGAGTAAAAACTATTTCTTTATACCATATACAGAAGATAGAGAAGAAGAACATATTAAGTTTATACCAGCCCTACCAACAGATAACCCACATCTACCTAAAACATATTTAGAAACATTAGAAAAAACATTAGACCACGCACTAAAACAAAGATTATTATATGGTGACTGGAACTTTGATGGAGACGAATATAATTTATTTGAGTATGATAAGTTACAACAGAGTTTTTATAATGATTACTTTGAGAATAGTAGTATAAAATCATATTTGACTGTTGATGTTGGAGACCTTGGTAAAG